GGTGGTCGCCCAAATACCATGTTATATGGAACTGCCCCTTACATGGCTGGTAAAGGTTCCCCAGCACAACACATAGACGTCAGTGATCAACTTCGCCCCCAAAGCACGTCCAGATTTAATAAAAATGTCGTTCCCACCTACGAACGCAACCTCTTCCCCCTCTCAAATATGGAGTGTAAAGTTCCTCTCCGCACGATGAAATATGAACCATCGAGTACCCGAGCCGAGCTTCAAAATGGTTTGTTCCAGCAAAGATACTACTCCAATAAAAATGTTAATAAGAAATAAGAATGGCTGATCCCGTATCATTGATGGCCGTAGCCGGTCTCGTTTTCGCTGGTCGGAACCTGAGTAAAAAGAAGGAAGTGACCCCACCGCCTTCCACAGCTCCACCACCACCACCACCACCAGTTAATGTCGAAGACCCAAATTTTATTCAAGATAGTTTTGTTTCACGTGTAGATGTTCCTCATAAGACTGAAGTATCCAGTTTTGCCGACATCTCTCGACAGGAACGTAGCAATGGTCAAGAAGTTCTTGACATGAGGAATCGTATGTATGACACAGGGCGAATGAATAACCTTTCCCCCATAGAGAAGCAACTCGTCGGACCAGGTTTGGGGGTAGACCCAAATGTTCCAGCTACAGGTGGATACCAACAAATGTTCCGCGTCAACCCAATCAACGTGGGTGAATACAGGTTAACTACTTTACCAGGACGATCAGGTCCAGCCCACGATATTTCGGGTGGTCGCCCCGCTGTCGTTGGACGCTTGGGTCACAATCGTCCAGAAAAAACAACACATCTCCCCTCCCGTTTACCCACAGTCCCCGGTCGCGCACAAGGTATGACGGGGGTGGTAGTCAGGAACGAACACGAACGCACAAAGCGAACAACCAATCGTTCCGAAACTGGATTACGTACAGATGGGTTGGGTTTCAACCCAGCCAAGAAGATGATTTCAGCCCAAACTCTCGCCCAGGATCCAACCCGCTTCAAGAGTGATAGAAATGACACACAATTTGCTTACTATAATCAACCAGCACCAGGAATATCAAATTTCAAGGGTGCTTACACAAATAGTGCGGCTGCGCAGGTTACCCAGAAGAACAACGTGGAGCTCATGAAGTATGGTTTCCGCCCCGAAGATCGCCGTGGTAAACCTAACCGTATGGGTAACGCTGGTCGTATGAACGTCAGGGAGAGTGCTTTGAAGCAGGGTGGGCGTTTGACCGCGGTTCGTAGTGACACCTCCCGCATCGATGGTCGTTTCAATGCAGCCAATGGTGGTTGGACCCAAAACTATCAACAAAAACCCTTCCACCAGTTCAACGCCTACAAGGGTAATGCGAACCCCAACTGCGGTTCTCTAGACATAGCGAAGAGACAATTGGAAAACAATCCCCTAGCTCATAGTATTTCCCAGTAATCATTTCAACTTTACACAGAGCACAACACTCATTAAAATTATATACCCTAAATTTAATGAAGGTTCATAGTCTTGTCATAGATAGTTCCGAACGTGATAGTTCGTTATACACCTATGCAAATAATTACACTGTTCACCTAGAAAACCCTATTTATGATGTGTTTGAATTGAAATTATTGTCAGCTCGTATTCCTACACCAATGGTTTCTCCATACAGACCAAAAGCGTTAATTTTACGATTGACATCGGGTTCAGATGAATATAATCAAACTGTTTACGTAAAAACAGCACGACACACGGGATATATACTTCTCGACGACACAGATAATATAACGTTCAACGGTTCGGATGACCCCCTAGTGCATCACTTTCACTCTGGTTCACAGAAAGTTCTCACAGACCTTCAAATCGAATTTTTATACATGAATAACGGTGAACTCACACCCTACGTATTTGGATCTTTGGATCACGTTTTAAAATTTGAAATTACTTGTTCTACTGATAAATTACAGGGTTTAACTAAATCTACTGAAAAAACAAATGAAATGTTTAAGGATGCTCTATCAAATATAAGCATTCCCGATGTTGAGAATCCTTATGAATGGAAAGGCTATATTTATATAGGCTTTATCATATTGTTGGGTATCATGATGCTCGCAATAATGAAACGAAAACCCATTTAGCGGGTAATCGCGAAGACTGGCTGAGCAGGCTTCGAGACGCGAGTAGAGACCATCGAGATGATCTTGTAAACAATTACCGAGAGGAGGGTGGTGAAGAGGGCGGTGAGCGCGTACTGGGAGCCACCATTCTTTGGGACCTTCACAATCTGGGTAATGACCCAACGGACAAGATCCATCCATGACATCGCCGCCGCGAAGGAGAAGCCGGCGACGATGGAGTTGAGAGACTGTGTCTCAAGCTCGGCCGCAACAAGGGTGACAGTGTCCATAGCAGAGTTCATAACGCTAGCCATCGTGTAAGTTTTATACTATATAACAGGAAAAAAATTATTCGGGGAGTAGGTCTTCTTTTTCTATTTTTTTATACTTAGTTTTCCTGGTATTTTTTGAATTTTGGAAGATTTCATCATCAGATGATTCATCATCAGAGCTCGTTTCTGATTCATATTCCTTAAATATTTCTTCTGAAAAAGTCCATGCTTCAGGTTCCCATGTGCTCATTACTATTTATAGCATTTTTTAACATCGATTCTATCGGACTCTGGGGTTCCCAATCATCCCAATGATCGTAGGCGTAGTTAATTTGGAGCATTTTATCATCGTCTCCTGAGTATCTCGTAAATTTCGGGCAGTCATCTGCAGAAACTTCTTCAATTTCCTCTTCGCCCTCAGAGTCCCCCTCCTCGTAAAGATCGGGGAAAAATGACCCAATCTTCTGACCAACGGTGTACATCGCACAATATCTCGTTGTATATTCCATGTCTTCTTGGAGAATCACATCTCTCCCACAAGCCTTACAATATTCAGCTGCGAGAATCATACTGTTTTCCATAACAGGTGTCATGATGTCGACCATCTCACTAATGTATCGATTAATCATCGCACCGTCTCCATCACCGAAGCCTGTTTGCATATTCATCTTTAATGTCTGGTGCCAAAAATAGTTTTAGCAAATCCCCCACTTACACGGAGAATGTTGTAACTTTCCGCGTAAACACGAAGTTGTCTACTAAATGTAGAACACGGTGTCAGACTTAGGTTAAGAATTTGTTCTTTTACGTGACTCATATTGACTTGACCGGTTGGGTACCATTCTTCCGGTTGTAAGGCAAAACTGTAGGAGTAGAAACGTCTGAGAAGCTGCGTCTTTGAATGATGAATCGCAGATTGTATAGCTTTCAAGAAAATGACATTACCCGTGCTCTTCTTAATGATGTCTTCACCATCCAATGTGAGTTCTAGATAATCTAAATTCTCGTACAAAGTATACTTACCATTCACCACATCCGTCGTATTGTCATAGTCAAAAGGTGTCACAAAGTTACCACTGGTTGTCCCATCACCCGTAGTCCCGTACCTTTGGATTACGAAATACAATTCCTTCACCGGGTTGACGAAGTCGAGTTTTACTTTGAGTGTATTCACATTATTATCGATATTGAAAATATTATCTTGGATCTGGGTAATTAAATAATCTGAAGACTTACTTTCAATCATCAATCTCTCACATGGATCCAGAAATACAACCTCCGTGCACAGTTGAAAATCTTTTATGTGAATATCATCCGTCATCGTATGATAATTCCCCGTATCAGTGATCACAATGTTCTGAAGTTTTCTCAATTTAACCTCGACTTCAACTTCCTGTTTCTTTATGGCACATAGCGGGACTGCGAGTTTTGGGTGTCTATAAAAGTAAAATGGTAAATCTACAAACAAATCAACATTACCCTTATCAGTTCGCCCTAGAAAGTTGTATGCCAATATACCCGGATCACACACCTTGGAGTCAACAGTTCTTCTGGGATATTTCCCAATCAGTTTTTCTAAAGCATGTTGTTTAGTCTGTGTAACGTAGTGTTCCGAATGTATCTGTAAATAATCACTCGTGAGTCGTTGAACAATTTCACCTCCGATTAAAAGATCCACGTGTTCGATTATTCCATGTCCAACCGATTCAATGTAACACACGTTGGAAGTCAGTATCTGTGGAAGTTTCATCTTCAAACTTAACGATGACAGTAAATCACCCTGGTTTTGGGGTATTGTAAAACGGGTAGTCGACCCAAAGTCGAACGCATTATCTGATTCAACGTCCACATACTGTCTGGAAAATTTGGAATGTCTTTTAAATTTTTCTAGAAAATGTGTATAGTCTGGATTTGATGTGAAGAACTGTTCTTGTCTTCCTGATACCGCAAGTTGTGCACGACCAGCCATTACTAATATATTCACCTAAAATTTTAATCCAGCTAAACCACTCTCAAATCTCAATATATTGTAGTTGATTGCGTAAACTCTATTATTTTTGGTATACGACACGTCACTTGGATCGATGTCTATTTTCATTTTAAGAAGTTTGTGGGAAATACGACTCATGTTGACCTGCCCCGTTGGATAATGCACCTCGGGGTTCAATGAAAATGAATACGTCCCGAAAACAAATGGAATTGTGACACCACCGTTTGTATACTCACGTGAGCAATTTGTGTGATGCATAAACTGATTTTGATACATCATAAATAATCCATCCCTGTTAAAAACAACCTGATCGTTGAAACGAAGTTCAACATTAGACAATTTGTTTAGAATATACGGATAGTTGTCCTCATTCTGATTGTATGCCATCTGTGAAACAAAATACATTTCTCTGACGGGGTGCTTGAAATTTAACATCACACTTTTTTCGGTTTCACCGGCTTTCATTACAAATGTAGACATTTGAACTTGTGTAATTAAATAGTCGATGGGATTTGATTTCAGATAGTTTCTTTCATCATCGGTGACATAAATGAATTCTGTATCAATTGACATTCTATTAATCGAACCCTGAATGTTCGCCCAAACATAGGGACCCCCCAGAGCGTCAAATGCTGCTTTACCACCACTTATTAATTCTTCTAATGGTTTGAGTTTGATGACAATCTCAACTTGCTGTTTCGTGAGAGCGCAGGTTGGAATAGAAAGAGATGGATGTCTATAAAAGTAAAATGGTAAATCCACATAGTAGGTGTATGTATCAGGAAAGGGCAACTGACGTTGATGACCAGAAAGGAAGTACAGTGATTGTTCTGTATCGTCATTTGTATTATGAAGTTGTTGATGTATCGAAATATATTCACCCGTTATCCTCTCTATAACCTGTCCACCTATGACGAGTTCAACATACTCCATAATTTGAGAACCAATACCCTGCACCCAGTTTGATGCCCCACCGACAACTGGTAGAGGATCTGTGAGTGTCATCTTCAGGTTTACGTTCCTAATTAGATCACCCTTGTCGCCTGGAATTCTACAGACGATAGTCTTCCCAAAATCCAAATCCCCATCAAAATGACTTTCGACATAATCCAAAGCAAATTTGGTGTGCCTCTTGAAGTTTACGAGAAAATGTGAAAACTGTGGGTCTTCAGTCAACCATCTATCTTGCACTCCAGTGGCAGCAAGTCTCAGACGACCAGCCATTCCTATTGTATATGAGTAAAATTTTGAGAATTAAAACGAGACACTACATTAGAATGAACCTTCAGTTGAGGAAATTCAAACCCGAAACAATCACCGATGATAGGGTTTGTGTTTTTATAGGTAAGCGAAATACGGGTAAATCAACTTTAGTCAAAGACATCATGTATCATAAAAAACATCTTCCAGCGGGGATTGTCCTTTCGGGAACGGAGGAAGGTAATCACTTTTACTCTGAATTCATTCCAGATCTCTTCGTGTATGGGGACTACGACAGAGATGCCATAGAAAGGGTGATGGCTAGGCAACGTAAACTCGTTGGGGCTGGAAAAACAAACTGCGGAGCCTTCATGCTCCTAGATGATTGTATGTACGATTCAAAGTTTCTGAAGGATACCTGTATTCGGCAGTGCTTCATGAATGGACGCCACTGGAAGATCTTCTTCATGTTGACGATGCAGTATGTGATGGATCTCCCACCGGCTCTCAGAGCGAATGTTGATTATGTATTTATTCTACGCGAAAACATCATCCAAAATAGAGAAAAATTATACAAGTCCTTTTTTGGAATATTTCCCTCATTCGATATGTTCTGTAAGGTTATGGACGCGTGTACCGAAAACTACGAATGTCTCGTATTAGATAATACAGTGAAATCTAATAAGATACAAGATTGTGTATTTTGGTACAAAGCTTCTCTCAGGAAGAACTTTAGAGTTGGGGGACCCGAACTCTGGAGACTTCACAAGAAGATGTATAACCCCAAGCACCTTGAACAAAAAGAAGCTGATGCTAAGAAGGCGACGAAAAAGACTGCATTAACTATAACAAAACGAAAATAATTTTGTATAATATATGGCTTCCCCTTCCGTAAATACGATGAATCTCTCCGATAACGGTGAAGGAATGGTTCCGATAAACAACCAATCCACCACATTTGTAGAAAATCGTGGGTATATCGAACCAGAAAAAAATATACACCAAAATAAAGAGACTATGGATTCTACCCCAATCAACGATATTATGTTAGAGCCCCCAATGATGACCGAAGAGCCCCGAATCCAGGGTGTTATGCCCGGTATGACCGCTCCCCAACCACAGGGTGCTTACCCCTCCCCCACCGTTCAGGAGGAAAAACTATCCAGTAAGAATCCCTTAAATCTCACAGATGATCAGCTTACAGCCCTAGTTGTCGCTGCATGTGCCGCCCTGGCTGTCAGCAAACCCGTTCAAGATAAACTTGCGACTTCTATCCCCAAGTTCCTTAACGAACAAGGGGGTAGGAGTTTTGTTGGTCTTGCCTCAACAGGAGCCGTTGCGGCGGTTGTATTTTACTTTATCAAGGATTACATTGTTAAACCTTAACGTTCCCAACCCAAATTACTGTAAATTGAATTATCGATGCCCGCAAAGTAGGTGACAAGTGCACCACCCGCGAACGTTGACATGAGGAGAAAGACTAAAATCCTTTTTCCCCTCGCGTCAGTATCTGGATTTTTGACAGATTGTTTGGATGCATTCCAAATCCTATTTATGAAATAGGTGGCAATCAAAGAAATTACCGTGCTTGCGAAAAAGAAAATGCGATCCACTGCGAGACGTGGGATTCTATTCACAATTAAACGCAAAATGTTTGGTATAACAACAGTCAACCAAATTAAGTTGAACTCGTAGTTTCGTGAAAATTGTGGTATCATAAAGACTGCAAAAATACCCAACCAATATAGTATCGCTGTGAGTAGAACACTAACAGGTGTTTTCATTTAGTATACCTCAATATTATTTATCCTGAATATGTTGACCACAAAATTTCGTCTTGTCAGGAATCTTCCTGTAAATACCCAGATGTTCGCAAATGTCCCGAAGTTCTGCATAATTTTCCCAAAACTGGGGGGAATGTGAGTACTCTTCAACTGTCGAATGGGCCAACTCGTGAATAAGCACGTGAAATATATGATTCACATCACCATCTAAACACACCGCAATCTCTCCACCCTTATTTGTATTGTAGCCTACATTGTCAGTCATCCTCTTCAGTCCAGTTATCGGGATTGGTTTTACAAGTATACTAAACTTTTCATCCCCAGTCTCCTTCAAATGCTCCCTTAAAATACGATATCTCTCCTTGACCTCTACAAAGTCATCCGGTTCACGTGTCTTCTGGAGTATCACGAGGTTAACGAGTATCAACACGATAAATACTATCATCTATTATATACAAATATAAATTTACTATACAACTCTGAGATTGGATTTCCTGTGAGACCCTCCCAAAGTTGTAATTTTATACCCATCTCTTCTAATTCTGTTATCAATATATCCCTATAACAGACTGGTTCAGGTTTTGGTCCATCCCTATAATATGGCGTGTCCGTCAGGTGTACCATCATCTTCTCGCCGTAACCACCACCACAATGCTTACTCATCAAAAAATAATTTCCCATATCGTCTCTGTATGGTATTCTGAACATAATTTTTTCAGAATCGGGTATAATACCTATGAGTTTACCCCCTGGTTTTAATCGTTTCTTTATTTCCCGAATTGAACTGAAAAAATATGATTTCGATTTAAAAATATAGTGGAGGGAAAAATTATAACAAAGGATGTCATACTTTCTATTCGGACAATTATGTATGTCACCCTCATAAAAATTCACCCGTATGTGCATATTTTTCGCACGGGACCTAGCCTCCACTAAAGCAGATGGCTCTGGGTCACACATGTTTATATTGACCCCACATTTGTGCCACTTTTGAAGATCACCACCGAAACCACACCCCACATCCAGTATACTCTGCCCCTCTTTCGCCACGGACTGTATAAGGGACTTCTTGGTATCATTGTGGTTCCGACGAATCTCTTCCATATTCGAAATTGTAGGATACTCTTTAAGGAAGAATTAGTTGTATTTTTTCTTTTGAAATTATGCCACTTAAGTTCCAATTGAATAGATAGTAAAATATGTGACCAGATCCCTTCATAAATTTATTTTTTTCTAACCCCACCGTATCCACCCCCACATCTAAAGTATTAAACACGTCATACCCCAGATTTTTTGCGATGAGAAAGGCATCGTTGTACACATCACCAACCAAGTAGAACCGATATACCTGTTTCACCGTACCATCCCCATCATTACGTTCATAGGGAATGTTGTAGAGAGATATGAAGGTATCACTTTGATCATTTACATAGGCATGGGTCGGTAAGACCCAACGTTTGACGTAGTCTTTCGTTATGACTGGGGCAATTTCAAAATCTTTGGTGTACTCTTTGAGAATGTGGGTCACCCTAGGGACATCCTTAGAGGTCATCTTCCTCCACGAATATTTACAGGGACCCCGAACTTCGTAGTAATTTTCCCTCGGGCGATTTGTTTCATGGAACCCCAACTTTATGAGTTTCTTGACGTCCAAAAATCTATGCCAATACTCCGCCTTTGCGATAGGGGTGGGTATCCTATGTACTCCCGTGTATACGGCTTGCCATATTCCCTTATTGTTTGCATGTCGTTTAATCTCACTTATTAGAAGTGGTGCGAGACCCGTAGATCTCTGAGATGGGTGGACACATAAAAAATTGATCTGAACCATCTTCTTTACACCCCCCTCAACCCTCACATCGAGGGGTGCACTCGAGATGTACCCCATAAGTTCACCAGTATCTAATTTACGGATGGCGATATGATCCTGTATGGCCCACTTTAAAGTATTTTTTTCATAAGTTAGTCTGAAAGTATCGTTTGAAACATAATAGTTTGACAAGAATAAAAAAACTTCATCTAGAGTACTCTGAGACCACATTAAACCATCTGGTAGTGGGAGTGGTTTTGAATCACATTTCCTACTTTTTTCAATTTCCCCGGGTTCGATTCCATCTTTGGGGACTGGTTGTGTATTCCAAAATGGGGTCATATATAATATATACCTACCTTCTTTTAAGTAAGCTTAAAGTTTTGGGGCATTCTAATTATATAATGTCTCTTGAACAAGATTATACCACCGTCCCCGGACAAGTCTTCGCATGCCTATCCATTGTTGGACCAGATGCACCCCAAAAAGCTGACAAGTTTGGAATTAAGATTAGAGGTGCCTTTTCTACCCGCGACGAGGCGGCTAGGCATGCTCAGCGCCTTCAAAAGGAAGATGCAACTTTTGACATTTACGTTGTGGACATGTATAAATGGCTTTTGATTCCACCGGATTCAGATAAGATCGATGATGTTCATTACGCTAATGAGAAGCTTGACGAGCTTATGACTGGATACAGGGAGAACCAGTCCCAAGCTGCGCGGATGTTTAACGAGCGCAAGCAAGGTATGATTGAAACGAAGAATGGCGCAGCCTTTGCACCTGGTGATGAGAACTCCAAGTTTTACAATAAACCAGATGAAGCACCAGTTTCACACCCCGCTGAGGTCCTAGAGCGCCTCCAAAAGGAAAAACCCGACGCTCCCATGGAGGATCTCGTAAAGGAGGCTGACGAAATTGTTGCCGCCGAGATTGAGGAACGTAAGAAGACACGAGAAGCCGGGGCGACGATGGAAACTGTTGAGGAAGAATCCTCCCAATAAGTAAAAAATCTAAAAATGTAAAACTTAATTGTTTTTTAAATTGGAATACAATTTAAAAAAGAATATATTTGTATATGAAAAGTATATCTACGTGTAACGGAGAATGACAGGTTGCATTGTTTTACCCATGAAAAAACCCAATAGAAAAACGGCGAATGCAATAATCCAAGTTGATTTCTCAATGTTTGCAAAAATATCAGTTTTCTCGGGTTGGAGGGGTTGTTGATAATTCATTTCAGGTGATTGAAAATAATACTGTTGTTCATCTATTTTAGAGGTGTCTTCCTCTTTATCCTGAGCTAATGGATCAATAGTTGGATTGTAATCGATTGGATTTCCAATGTCAGTTTCCATTTTAATATTAATAATCTATTTTTTTAAGCATCTTCTTCCTCACTATCACTATCTACAACGAAATCCTTGAGATTGCCATTTTCGTCTGCATCATCATCGTCATCATCATCACTGTCACTACCAGAATTATATTCTTCTTCTGTATCAATGTCAGAATCGAAATCAGAATCATGTTCGTCTTCATTATAATCGTCATCTAATTTGGTTTCGGTAGGCTTAAATGATTCCGGCTTTTTAATCTTTCTTCCTGATCGTGTTACAAGTTGGGGCATTTATGTAAATTATACCCAAACCTTTTAAGCACCTTTAGGAAAAAGATTGTTAATAATAAATCCATTCAAAACATGTGTCCTGACACCTTTAGGATCTTTACATATAGGACACGCCTGTGATATGAATTTACGCTTTTTTACGACATAGGACATCACCGTTTCATTGTTATGTTCCCCACCAATCTTTTCACAAAATCCAGAGTTTGTTGTAATCAAATAATTAGTTTTTTCCTTTTTCACATTTAAAACTGATATAGTGCCACATGTTTTCATATTATTCTGAATATAATTTTGTAAATCAACCTTTACGTCAACAATTTTAACTTTACTTTCAACAAATTTCTTGATTTCGGGGCATTTCTTAAGCTCTTGTGGTTTGGGATATAACCTACTAATGATCGTGGGACTGAGAAGATGCTTTCTTCCAAAAAAATCTTTACAGAAACCATCCCGCCTTCCACGAATAGTTGGACAATTACAAAAACATTTCTGAGCTATGATGGTCCCACTTATTAAAAACCATACATGATTTGAACTATGTTCTCCTCTCAAATTTTCACAATATCTAGAATTTGTTTTAACCAGGTAGGTTTCTTTTTTCTTAAAAATCTTGATTACGTATGCATTTTTTTGACCTTCCATATTATCACGAATATATTTTTCAATCAACAAACGTATCTCACCGTCACACACCTCCTCTCTTTCATCTTCCTCTGTGAAATTACGTTCCTTCACCGAATTTGAGGGTGAGGATATGTTCACATTTTGGGGTTCATCTGTTCGAACGATTGACATTTTCAAAATGTCCAAGTCTGGTTTTTGATTCACCTGCAGTATCCCACTGAGAGGACCAGACCTGTAAATGAAAATTGGTAGATATGCGAGTTGGATATTCTTACCATGACCCTTACAGGTTTCACACCCCTTACCTCTACACACATCACACTTTGACATCTTGTGAGACCAAATCATACGAAACCCACTACCACCAGTTTTACGTTCAATATTTCCATATACCGATGAATCGATAATTTCATTCCAATCTAGGTGCGACTTCGCTTTCGATAGAGCTACGAGAATATGTTCCCGTAGAGCCACAGCAGATGATTGATCAACAACAAATCCTGACCAATTTAAATGAACCCCGGTCTTGATAAGTGAGCCAACCTTTTTGGGGGGTGATACAGAAATTAGACAATCCTTCCCACCATGTCTCTTGACCTTGTCACAAATTATCTTACATACACTCTTGATTTCATCCATATCAAGGGATGTAGTATCTTTGTAATCGATATCAACGAAAAAATTATACCTCGGACTCTTTTGTTCTACGATGAATAACTTCTCACCAGACCTTATAGCCTCTATATACTTCTCATTGAACTGATTCAATCTATCAAATGGCACGGAAAGGACACCACCGTCCATGCGCACATGTGATATATTGGTTGAGTTAGTAAAACCCTGTGAACTACACCAACTATTAAACATACCTTTGTAGAGATCCTATTCTCTAAACCACCTCATAAATGAAACATCGTGATATTCTTGTGTTTGAGAAAGTTCCTTCTTAATTACAAGTAACTCGTATACCGTCCTTTCCTTATTATCCTCCCTCCACTCCCGAATTTCCTGATCACAAAGACCCCTGTTTTTTGTAAGCAATTCCTCAATTTGCATCAAAATGAAAGCCTTAGACTTCATTATTTTATAGAAAATGTTTTTCTATTCAAAGAAGTTATACAGGCATAGAACTCGGGATTTTTTAAAACATTATCTACTATAAGTTTCCAACGTTTACGTGAATTAAATTCTTCGAGAGTGTCATAACTCATGTAATCGTTTTCATCGTGCGTCTTCTTGTAGGGCTGATTCATTAACTTTTTGAGGCTCGTCTTCTGCTTCTCTTCGTAAAACTTCTTGATATGGGTGTGCTGTTCCGACCTGGTGTAATTTACAAAAAATATGAAAACATTATATTCAAGGTCCACTGTGGGACTTTCTTTCACTGTAAATTTAAATTCTGTATACTCTCCGTTTTTTAGGGAGACGACCCCCCTCGTCTCCTCCTCCAATTCCCTGAGGGCACAACGCAATGGATTAATGATTTCCCTCCTCCTACACCCACCTGTCACAAAAATCCAATCCTTAAATCTCCAATCCCTCACTGTGAGGAATCTTGGTTTATCACCAGTAAAGCTTACTGGTATAGCTATAGCCTTGTATTTTTTCATTGCGCATTCGCAAGTTATAATAAGGGCACATCATTATTCTTCAGATTTATCGTCCTTAACTTCAACTTCCTCTTCCTCTTCCACAGGTTCAATCGTGGTAGAACCGAGATGCTTGACGACCTGTTCTGAGAATCCTTTGAAATTTTCAACATCCTCCCTAGTCTTCTTCAACTCATTAAAGAGATACAAAACACCAATGGCACAAATGATAGTTCCAACGATTAGCAGAGTTTCACGATTAACGGGGACCATATTTTTGATATAGGTCCTTCTTTTTAAGCTATTGCAAATTGGACGGCTTCGTAATGCGTGGGTTCTCGAGGCTTGTCTTCCGTAGCCTGGGGCTGACCGACAATTTTTTCGAGTGTCCTGGACTTAGGATCATACGTCAATACAAAAACGATGGCGAGAAGGAATAAAGTATTCCAAATCATAGTTATTAATTAGTTAGAATATAAAAGACCACCCATGCCGTTCTCAATGCGGAGAACGTTGTAGTTTACGGCGTAGATGTCATCACCAACACTCTGGGTGTCGTTGACAATACGAGCCGAGTCGAGGCGGGAGAAGTTGAGTGTGCCAGTGGGCTGGAGCTTACCAGTGTCGAGGCAGAATGGGTAGACGAAGAGTGTCTTAAGTGTCGCTGGCTTGGAGGCGTTTGACGTGTGATAGTAGAGGGGCACGTGAGAGAAGTTGGGATCCGCGAACTTGTAGTCCGCGACATCTGTGCCATTAATTTGGAGCTTGAGTTTGTTGTCGTTGTTGAGAATGGCGAGGGCGCTACCCTTCCCGGACGCCAGGTACTTCACTGGGTGATTGAAATTCAATTCCTGAATCTTAGATTGGGAAGCAACCGCCTTCTGAACCTGGGTGATGAGCATGTTCTGGGGCTGGGACGCGAACATTTCGCGCTCATCGGTGTCAAGGTAGGCGTAGTTGGCGTAGACATCCCACTTCATGCTAGAGTCGGCCGCAGCAGAGCCCCAGGTGATACGGAGCTCAACATCGTGGTACTGGAGCGAAATGAGGGGAAGCGCCGTCTGCCAGTTCTCACAGAAGGCGAAGCGGAGGGGGTAGAACCGTTCGTTAGTGGCACCACCGTAGAGGTCACCCGCGACAGACTTCGACGCATTGGTCGCAGAGAGGGTGGGGGCGATGAGGGTGGAGTAGGTGGAATCCTGCTCATCCACAACCTGACCACCGATGAGGAGCTCCACCTTGGAGACCATAGTGGTCCAATCCGCTACAGCCTGGGTCGCGGAACCGTTATTGGGAACGAGGTAGACATAGCCAAGCATGTCCCCCTTCCGCTCGAAGCGGACGGTGGACATACCATTGTTCGAGACGTTGCCCTGGATGACCTGACGCTCGACAGTTTGGGAGAAGTTGGTGTGACGCTTGTAGGTCGATCGGAAAAAGCTAACC